TGAGATAGACCCTGACTTTGTTAGCAAGCTAGATGTGTTGAGAGAGGTGTGTGGTTTCCCCTTTACCATCACTAGCGGCTATAGAGACGTTACACACCCTGCTGAAGCTCGTAAGAGTAAGGGTGGAGTACATACGCAGGGTATTGCTGCTGACATAGCTGTTAAGAATGGGTTAGAACGTGCATCCATTATTAAGAACGCTATAGAGTTAGGTTTTAACGGCATTGGCGTTGCTAGAGGCTTTATACACGTTGATACACGAGAAGCACCATTAGTGGTGTGGACGTATTAATGGCAGCGCAAGAGTTAGACATAAGACTGCTACCGTGGCAAGAAGAAGTCTGGAAAGACAAGTCACGATTTAAGGTAGTAGCAGCAGGTAGACGTACAGGTAAGACTAGGTTTGCAGCATCAACGCTACTGGTTAGAGCGTTAAGCCTTAAGAATGGTAAAGTTTTCTACGTAGCTCCTACACAAGGACAGGCTAGAGACGTTATCTGGGATATGCTGTTAGAGTTAGGACAGGGCGTTATTGTCAATAGCCACGTCAACAACCTAACCCTCAAGCTCATTAATGGGGCTGTAATATCGTTAAAGGGTTCAGACAGACCTGAGACAATGCGTGGTGTTAGCTTAGCCTATGTGGTCTTGGACGAGTACGCTGACTTTAAACCAGAAGTGTGGGAACTGATCCTACGTCCTGCACTGGCTGACTTAAAAGGTGAAGCACTGTTTATTGGTACGCCTATGGGTCGTAACCACTTCTACGAGCTTTACTCAGAGGCTGCGGCAGGTAAGCTAGAGGACTACAACGCATGGCATTACTCAAGCTATGACAACCCTCTAATAGACCCTGCTGAGATAGACACAGCTAAACGTACAATGTCTAGCTATGCCTTTAGGCAAGAGTTTATGGCTTCCTTTGAAGCTAAAGGCTCTGAGATGTTTAAAGAAGAGTGGATACAGTACGACACAGACGAACCAGACGTTGGTGACTACTACATAGCCTGTGACTTGGCAGGTTTTGAGGAAGTAGGCAAGAAAGCCAACAAGAGATTGGATAACAGCTCTATAGCCGTTGTTAAAGTTAATGAACAGGGTTGGTGGGTTAAAGAGATAATCATCGGTAGATGGACGTTAGACGAGACAGCTAGACGTATCTTTGACGCTGTACAGGATAACTCTCCAGTAGCTGTAGGTATTGAAAAAGGTATTAGTAGACAGGCTGTAATGTCGCCACTGTCAGACCTGATGCGTAGACACAACAAGTACTTTAGAGTTGATGAATTAACGCACGGTAACAGAAAGAAGACAGACCGTATTATGTGGGCATTACAGGGCAGGTTTGAGAATGGTTTGATTAGTCTTAACAAAGGAGAGTGGAACATACAATTTATGGATGAGCTGTTTCAGTTCCCTAACCATCTAGTACACGACGACACGATTGACTCGTTGGCATACATTGACCAATTAGCTAAGGTTGCCTATACGTGGGCATACGACACAGACGACTACGAAGAATCATTAGATTCCTACTCAGGGTATTAATATGGACGATTATAACGAAGACACGGTTAACTTTGTTGACGAAAGCCTAGAAGATTGGGTTATGTACAAAGTTAATGATTGGCGTGACTACTTTGACACCAATTATGATGAAAAGTTTAATGAGTATTACCGTCTGTGGCGTGGTATCTGGTCTGATGAAGACAAGACTCGTGAGTCCGAACGTAGCAAGATTGTCTCCCCTGCCCTACTCCAAGCTGTAGAGAACACTGTAGCAGACATTGAAGAAGCTACGTTTGGTCGTGGTAAGTTCTTTGACATTGCTGATGATATGCGTGACCAGAACCCTGCTGATGCTCGTTTCTTGCGTGAAGCGTTGTCTGAGGAGTTTACTAAGAACAAAGTACGAAAGGCTGTAGGTGAGTGTCTAATCAACGCTGCTGTATACGGTACAGGCATTGGTGAGATTGTTCTTGAGAAGAAGAAAGAGATGGTTCCGGCAACAGAGCCTGTAATGGACGGTGCTATGACTGCCGTGGGTGTTAACATCCGTGACCGCACCGTGGTTAAACTACGTCCTGTACAACCCCATAACTTCCTAATCGACCCTGTAGCTACTGACATTGACAGTGCTGTGGGTGTAGCCATTGATGAGTTTGTTCCTACCCACCAAGTACAGCAACTACAAGAAGAAGGTGTTTACAAAGAGTGTTACATTGGTCGTGCTGCTCCTGATCTAGACTTAGAGCCTGATGAAGAGCTGTGGCAACAACCAGAAGATAAAGTCAGGCTAACCAAATACTATGGGCTTGTTCCTCGTCATATGCTAGAAAATGCTTTTGACGAAGAAGAAGACGAGATGGTTAACTTTGACAGTGAGACTGATGACGAAGGTAACGACAGCTACTACGTTGAAGCTATTGTAGTCATTGCTAATGGCGGCAAGCTACTCAAGGCAGAGGCATCACCCTACATGATGCAAGACCGTCCTGTAGTGGCGTTCCCGTGGGATGTTGTCCCAAGTCGTTTCTGGGGCATGGGTGTGTGCGAGAAAGGCTTTAACAGCCAGAAAGCGCTCGATGCAGAGCTACGCGCTCGTATTGATGCTCTAGCCCTCACTGTCCACCCAATGCTTGCTATGGACGCTACAAGGATGCCTCGTGGCACTAAGCCAGAAGTTAAGGCAGGTAAGCTGCTATTGACCAATGGCAATCCTGCTGAAGTGCTGCACCCATTTAACTTTGGTCAGGTTAGTCAGATTACGTTTGCTCAGGCAGACTCGCTACAACGCATGGTACAGGCTGCTACAGGCAGTGTTGACACCTCCTCACAGGTTATGAACGGTGGCGGTACAACGTCAGCGGGTAGCTCTATGAGCATGGGTGGTGTTATTAAGCGTCAGAAGCGTACGCTAGTGAACTTCCAAGAGTCGTTCCTGCTACCGTTTGTTGAGAAAGCAGCCTACAGGTATATGCAGTTTGAGCCTGAACTGTTCCCTGTTAGTGACTATAAGTTTATTGCTACAAGTACGTTGGGTATTGTTGCTCGTGAATACGAAGTAGCCCAGTTGGTACAGCTGTTACAGACTATGCCGCAGGATAGCCCTGTATATCCAGTGATTATGCAATCAGTTATTGATAACATGAACATTACTAATCGTGAAGACCTGATAGAGCAGATGGTACAGGCTCAACAGCCTAACCCAGAGCAGCAGCAGATGCAGCAGGCACTGGCAGAGGAAGATAGAGCCTTTAAGAACAGTCAGACAGCAGCTCTTACAGCACAGGCTAATGAGTCTAACGCTAGAGCTAAGAAGATTGAGCTAGAGGGCAGGGGCATACCTGTAGAGCTTGAGACAGACCGTATTAAGGCTGTGGCTTCTAGTGTAAGCGCTACAGAGGACGATAAAGACTTTGAGAAGCGTATGCGTCTGGCTAGTTTGGCTCTAGACGAAAAGAAGCTAGGTTTGGAAGTAGTAAAGGAGAACATGAAGAATGGTCAGCAATAAAGAGTTGGAAGACGTTGTAGCACAGGTCAATAAAGCCTATGAGCGCATGGATAAGCGCATTACAGCCCTAGAACAGGCGGCTAAGGCCACTAAGAAAGAAAGTGCAAAAAAGACTTGACATTTAGGCAAATGTGTGGTATAGTCCGGCGCTATATCACATACTAAGTGATTTGTCAACTATTATTGTCCTAATGAGGGTAAACAATATGAATCAAGACGATATACTACATTACGAGCAGATACAAGATATGCTGCTTACGGAAGGTTGGAAGAACGTACAGAAAGAATTTAGCATACTAGCAGATGCAATAGAGGGGATAGACGCTGTAAAGAGTGTTGAAGACCTGTATTACAAGAAGGGACAGCTGAATATAGCAAATCTAATATTGAACCTGCCACATACGGTAGATTCAGCCTTAGATGTCCTGAAAGAGGAATCGCAGGATGACTAGACGTATCTTTGAATTCATCTGCCCAGACCAACACGTCACAGAGCGCTTTATTGACGAAGAGGAAAGGGAAACAGAGTGTTCAACCTGCGACAAAACAGCGTCTAGGATGGTCAGTGCTGTTCAGTGTACTTTAGATCCGTTGTCCGGTCATTGGCCCGGTGCAACAATGAAGTGGGCTAAGAACAGACAAGATCAGATTAAACGCGAAAGACGTGAGGGCAACTCGTAAGAGCCTCACAAGTCCATCAATCTCCATAATGATTTAATCACGGAGTGTTAATAATGGCTACACTGATAGACGAGTTAGAAGTAGGACGACAAGAAGACGACCAAGTAGATGAGTTTGACACAGAGGACTCGCAAGAGCAAACCCCTGTTGAAGACACCGTACCAGACAAGTACCGCAACAAAAGTGCTGCTGAACTTGTACAGATGCACCAAGAGGCTGAGCGTATGCTTGGTCGTCAAAGTGGAGAGGTAGGGGAGCTACGCAAGGTTGTCGATGAGTTTGTATTGTCACAATCTACAAAAAAAGAAGACCCTGTAGAAGAAGAGATTGATTACTTTTCTGATCCTGAAAAGGCAGTACAGCGAGCAATAGATAATCACCCTGCTGTCAGAGAGGCTCAAAAGGCTTCTGTAGACATGAAGAAGTCAAGCGCACAAGCAATGCTCAAGGATAAACACCCTGACATGGCTGAAATACTTGGCGACCAACAGTTTGTTAGTTGGGTAGGTGAGAGTCAGTTTAGAACAAAACTATTGCAGCAAGCTGATAGGAACTTTGATTACGAAGCAGCTGATGAGATATTCAGTCTGTGGAAAGATCGTAAGTCTCTTATAAATCAGACAGTCGGTGCTGAGAAGAACAGCAGGAATGCCTCAATTAAGAGTGCATCTACTGGTGGTGCTTCAGGTTCGCCTACTAATAGTAAGAAAATCTTTCGTCGTGCAGACATTATTACATTAATGAAAAACGACCCTAACAGGTATGCTGCGTTGTCGGATGAGATAATGTTGGCTTATCAGGAGGGGCGCGTAAAATGATTAAATAACTTTAAGGAAGAAATAAGATGACTAGTTCAATATATCCCGCCCAAGGCGGTGCAGTAAACAACACCAAGGCAGCAACCTTTATTCCAGAAATTTGGAGTGACGAGGTTCGTGCGTCTTATGAGAAGAGTCTTGTTGTAGCAAACCTAGTTAAGAAGATGGGTATGCAAGGCAAGAAAGGCGATACCATTAACATCCCTGCACCTGTCCGTGGTGCTGCAACAGCTAAGGCTTCTGGCACTGCTGTTAGCATTCAAGGCAACACAGAGGGTAACGTACCTGTACTGATCGACAAGCACTTTGAGTATTCACGCTTGATCGAAGACATTACAGAAACACAGGCTCTGTCTAGTCTCCGTCAGTTCTACACTTCTGACGCAGGTTATGCACTGGCTCGTCAAGTTGACAGCGACCTTCACGCTCTTGCAAAAGACCTTGGTAACGCTCAAGACTCATACGTTAACACAGCTTCATTCTACTGTGATGCTACTACTGGTCTGACTGCTTTTGCTGAAGACACTGTAACAGCTTCTGATGTATTTACTGATGCGTGTTTCCGTGCATTGATCCAGAAGATGGACGATGCTGACGTACCTTTTGATAATCGTGCGTTTGTAATCCCGCCTTCATTGCGCAATGCAATTATGGGTATTGATCGTTACGTGTCTTCTGACTTTGTTAGCGGCGCACCTGTACAGAACGGCAAGATTGGTAACCTATACGGCATTGACGTATTTGTATCTACCAACTGTGCTGTATCTGAAGCAGGCGCTGATAACACAGCTAACACTAACGATCTTAAAGCTGCGCTTCTTATCCACAAGGATACGTTCGTGCTAGCCGAGCAGATGGGTGTTCGTTCGCAGACACAGTACAAGCAAGAGTTCCTTGCTAACCTGTACACTGCTGACCAGTTGTACGGTGTTAAGGCTCTACGCCCTGACAGCGGCTTTATCCTGAACGTTAATGCGTAGATAGGAGTGGGGAGGCAGTGCTGCGTTGCGGTGCTGTCTCTCCTTTTCTTTATGAGTAAAAAAGACCCAAGAATAACTAAGTTAGGTGTTAGTGGGTATAACAAGCCCAAAAAGACACCTAACCATCCCACTAAGAGCCATGTAGTGTTAGCCAAAGAAGGCGATACAGTTAAGACCATTAGGTTTGGTCAACAAGGCGTTAGTGGCGCAGGTAGCAAGCCTACCACAACAAAAGACAAGAATAGACAGAAGTCATTTAAGGCGAGACACGCCAAGAACATAGCCAAGGGTAAGACATCAGCTGCTTACTGGGCAGACAAAGTTAAGTGGTAAATCACTAATCAAAAGGCAAAGTAGATGACCGTAATCATAACCAAAAACAGCTCCACTGCTTCTGCCGTACCAACAACGGCTGACTTAGTTAAAGGTGAGTTAGCTGTTAACGTCACAGACAAGCGCCTCTTCACAGAGAATAATTCAACACAGATTGTAGAACTAGGCACTAATCCTTCTACTATCACTACTAGCACAGCCACCGTTACAGGTACGCTAACAGCTAACGGTACATTCGCGTCTAGCAACGCAGTCGTCACAGGCGGCACAATCAACTCTACGCCCATTGGTGCGACTACCCCATCAACGGTAAAGGGTACGACAGTAACGGCCACCACGGGCTTTGTAGGCGGTCTGACGGGCAATGTAGTAGGTAACGTCACAGGAAACGTCACAGGCAATGTAGTAGGTAACGTCACAGGCGACCTTACAGGCAATGTCACAGCTTCTACAGGTACGTCTACAGTTAACAACCTAGTCGTTAACGGCACAGTAGACTTTACTAACACACGCCTAACAGACGTAGCTGAGCCTATTGCAGGTTCTGACGCTGCCACCAAAACTTATGTAGACACATCTATTGCTGCTGTCATTGACGGCGCACCTGCTGCACTAGACACTCTTAACGAGCTAGCTGCTGCACTAAACGATGATGC